GGATCACCGAAGGGAATTACGGTCTGACCCATAGTAAAATGTCCTCACAACATGCGGTTTATTGGTTCACCGCACATCATGCGCAGCATTTCACCAGTATGATTATCAACTGAGTGTTGCTTAAATGCAAACACTCAAGCCGAAGTTATTGCGTTTTTTGCTTTAATGTCCTGTGTATTTTTCAATTTTTCGGGCAGTTTAATCGGCACGTCGGCTGGAGCATCAATAATAAGCGATACACGCTGACCTGATTTATGCTCAAGACGGATCTTTGTATCACCTATCTCTATCGTAGTTCCTACACGAAGATCATGCTTTACCATTGTGCCTCTCCTTAGCCTGCTTGCATATATTCATCACGTTGAGCATCTGACATTTTCGCTAGTGCAGCTTCAAATGCCAACGGATCAGATTCAGCAAGGCGGTCAAGGTGTGCAAATTTACCGTCATCGGTATCATTCGACGTGGCTGCTGGTACTTTGCCAAGGTTAGGCGGAACAATGTTCTGTTTCTTCTGCTTTGGTTGAGGCTTCTGTGTTCCAGCATCAGAAATACCAAGATCCTCAGTCCATTGCTTGTATGCCTTTTCAAGATCACGGCGACTAGGCTGCTCACCCTTCTGCATAGTCTCTGCAGTCACACGTCGAACAATGGCATCAAATGAACTCCACGTTGTTTCGTTTTTCGAGATCAATGGGTGTTCGGCAACAAATGTATTCGCCGTGGTCTGCCATGTCTGCTCGACTTGGCTCTGCTGTGCTTCTTGAGCGAGCTCAGCCTTTAGTTCAGCACGATCAAGATCAGCACGCTCACGATTAAGACTGCGTAGCTCTTTATTGTATTCAGCAAACGTGATGTCGCCCTCATCAAATTTCTTAACGAGGTCATCCTCTTGTGTGTCAAGAGCAGTTCGCTTCGCTTCGATGTCTGCAGGTAGCTCAGCCTTGAATAGCGGAGTAGGTTTAATAATGGGATCGTCTAGTTCGCCATCACCCTGAGTATTGCTGTCAGTACCAGCATCTTGAGAATCGTCGCCTTTGTCGTCCGCTTTTCCATCTGCACCAGTACCAGCGTCACCAGCGTCATCATCGTTCTGATCATCGCCGTCAGTGCCTTCATCTTCGTCATCTAGCAAACCTGCGCGTTCTTCCTCAGTCAGCATCGCTAGATCTTCTTCGCTTAAACCTTCAATACTCATAGTGTCCTACCTTTCATTGTTGAAACTGTTGAAGCCCTGCCGACTGTTCGGCTTGACCTTGTTGTTGTGCAGCCATCTGCTGTTGTTGCTGTGCGGTTTGTTGCTCCTGCATTTGCTGTGCCTCAGTCACGGCGGCAGCGGTTGCCTCATCTTCCTCGGTGCGAGATACAAAGCCTGACTCATGCAGCATTGTATCTGCGACACGCACTGCACCAGGTACACTGATTGCAGCGAGAGCAGCCTCAAGCGCCGTTTTCTGCGTTTGAATGTTCTGACCAGCGAGTAGACCAAGGATCTGTTTAATCGAAGCCTGATCTTTCTGAGATGCCACCATGTCACGCTGAGCTTTCGCCTCTTTGCCTGCAATGGTTGCCATAGCATCACGCATTTGGATCTCTTGTTGCTGCTGCTCAGCCTGTTGCTTCGCCATTTCCGCCTGTTGTTCTTCGGGTGTCATTTCCTCAGCATCAGGATCTCGCATTCCTGTCACTTGACGAATGCGCTTCACGATCTCATCACGGCTAGAAATATCCATCGTCTCAACAACGAGATCGAGCATGACCAAGGCAACTTGAGGGGCAACTGGTGCAAGCTGCTGTAAGAGCGCAAATAGCTCCTCAGTTTGAGCCTGTCGGACCGTTGCACGCCAATCAGCATCACTGATAATGAAGTCCGCTTTCGTGCGAACAATGTCATTCTCAGGCAATCCGTCGTTAATTGTAATATATTCAGGCGTGCCTCGCATGTTCGTGATGCGAAATTGTTTCTCGTCACTGAAATATTGCTCAATGAGAGATAGTTCTTTCTCACCATGCACCTGAACGGCGAAACGCAGGTTATCGAAGATCCCTGCAGTGGTCATGCTGCCTTGTTCTTGACGCGCCGTGATAGCACGCCCACTGGTGGCATTGGTTGAACGCCCTAAGTTCTCATCTGTCACACCTGAGAGCGTTTGAATCATCTGAATAGATTGACTCATCAACTGCATGTGTGCAGGTGCAAGCTCACGCTCGACATTGATTGTAAGCTCTTTGCCTTGCTTCTTGACGATAATACCGTCAGGTCGGCTCACTTCCTCAGCGAACTCGTCTAGGTCATCGACTGCACCCTCATCCATGATCACCTTGTTCGTGCTCAGGATGTGTAAAGCTTTGGATGCACGCTTGTTGATGTCCTCTTGCATGTCACGCATTCCACGGATCATGCCGTAAGGTAGACCATCACGGCCACGGCGGTAGCACCATATCGGCGTGAATGGGAATTGATTGTGTCGGTATGGACTTTCACCGAACCAAAGCATTCCAGTGTTGCAGAAGATACAAACATGCATCCGCATCATGGTGCGGCTCATCGGTACGGATCTACCTTCTTCGATTTCCGCCGTGTGAGCTGGCGCAGGATCTTTCTCGTTGTAGATCTCGCCTGAGAAGTCACCGCCTACCATTCGCTTAACTTTGGTCGGCTTCTTGTACCAGCATTCGATTAAACGTACTCGATCACGGCGATAACCGTTGATCGCATTGCGTACCGATGCATAACCGCCGAGCAGGTCCTCTTGCGAGTCCATGATCTCGTCGCCGTCGCTATCAATACCGTATGAGTTCACACCTGCAGCGCTGGCACGTAAGATACCAGCACGATCAGGAAACATTGCCTCAGCAACATCGAGATCTACCCATTTCACACGGAAGATATAGCGGCAGTCAGTCAGATCCTTTTCAGTGCAGGCGCTATCCCAAAGAATATTGCGCCAAGATTCATAGCGGTTATAAACTGGTTCGCCGTCATCCTCATCCTGAACGCCTGACTCCATCCAGCCAAGCCCGACTTTCACTGCATCCTCAAACGCACGAGAGCGATGGAACGGCGTGCGGTTCACATCGCTGAGGTACTTCATCAACTGTGTTTTGCGTTCTGCAGGTTTGCTCGCATCCTTACGCCGTGGCAGGATCTTGTAGTCTGAGCGCCCTCGCTTCTCTGTACCGAGCACCCAATTCACGCTCGATGAAATGACGTTATAGACCAATGGTACTTGGCCACGATCTTTAAGCACGCGAGCATCTTCCTCACGCCACTGAATATTGTCGTAAAAATCCTCGTCAATGGCTTGATCGTGACGGTTTTCGGACTGTCGATCTAGCTCATCTTCGTATAGAGACATCAGCTTACGGCGCTGTGCCTCCATCTTATCGCTATCAAGTGGATGGCGTTTCTTGCTACCGACCTGCTCAGTCTCAGGCATACGTGTATATGGATCGCTGCTATCTAGTCGCCCCTTCGCAAAATCCATTCCACTGTCTTTGTGATCTGCATCAAACACGTTCGATGATCTCCTTGTGAGTGACCTTTCCTGTGTCGTGATCCGTGTGGAATACATCGCCCACTACTCGCTCGTCATCGACTGGCTTTGGTGGGATGCGTAATAGGTCGCCTAAATGATCATGGATCAGGGATGCAACTTTCATCGCCGTGAACGTGTTAGTTGCATCCATGCCGTTTTGAAGCAGGAACATGCCGATCAAGTGAGCGTTACGGCGTGGATCTGCGTCGATGTCGTCAGGTTGCCACATCCAAGCGTCATCCACTTCAACAACAAGCGGTACAGCCTTACCCATGCGATATGCAGGAAGGACCACAAGGCAAGGACGCAATCGCTTTCCATGCCAAGCGCCATACAGCATCAGATCGCCTCGCTTCTTCTCAAAGTGCGGCTTAGTGAGATCAAGATCAAACTGTGCCATTGTGATTCTCCGTTTACGTCATAGCCTATCTGTTTTCATTCTAGCAACAGTTACGGCGTGAGTGTAATGTTATTGCGGTTGACACGACGCAACGTATTCTGCTGATTGCTTGATTGGTGCGATATAAGTTATTGATTGTTCGTTGCGTCTACGCGAATGAAGCAAGGGCATAGCCCACTTAAACAGATTCTATTCACGTACACGCTCCAATATTAATAGATTTAAGCAGCCATACCGCCTTTATTACGCCGTTTCGGGCGTTTTCCTGTTGAGACCGTGTGACTATTGTTCACGAAAGTCTGAGCAGCTTGACGGAATGCATCGGCTGCTTCTGAGTGAACGTCGTGTAATGGCTGATCGGTATAGCAAGCCAGTCGCTCGTTCCATGTACGGCGATAGCTATCCAAGTGAACGATACCCTCCTTACAGCCTTCATCATCAATCCAGCATGACGACATATAATCACGTGTTGCCTGAATACCGTGCTGGATCTCAGGCACGCGCTCAACGATCTCGACGTTACGCAATCCGAGATTTTCGAGCATGGTGCGTGGTGATGTGTTATTGATCTCGCCCTGATCGTGCGGACGAGGTTGTAACTGGTTCGATTCCAGCTGCCGAAATGGGGATGATCTTCATTGAATCCACGGCGGAGGGGCGTGCAGGTCACTTCTATGATATGTGCCAGCGTGCTCGCCGTATCGCATCGTATGGACGTAGGCTCACCAACAAGGAGTTTAGATTCCATTTTTATCCGTGGTGGGATGACAAGAACTACCGCATGGATGCGGACATCGTTGATATATCTGATAAGGAACACGAGTATTTCGATGAGGTTGAGACCAAGATGGCTTGCTCAATCGACATCGAGCAGCGTGCCTGGTATATCAGCACACGCGATAACGTGTACTCAGGTCAAGACGATAAAATGTGGCAGGAATATCCTTCGACACCTGACGAGGCGTTCCAGCAATCAACACAAGGATGCTATTACGCCGTTCAGATGACCAAAATGCGCAAAGAGAAGCGCATCGGTAAAATTCCATTTGA